CGGGGGAGCCGGTGCCGAATTCGAGCGCCCAGAGTCCGTCGATGACGAGCGGCGGCCCGTCGGCGGAGTGGAGCCCGCCGACGCTGGCGGACCTGCTCGCCCAGGAGTCGGAGTACGACTGGATCGTCCCGGGCCTGCTGGAGCGCATGGACCGGCTGATTCTCACCGGGGATGAGGGCTTCGGGAAGTCCGAGTTCGTGGCCCAGACGCTGTGCGCCGTCGCGGCTGGCATCCACCCCTTCACCACGGAGGAGATCGAGGGCTCGCCGGAGCTGATCGTCACGGTCATGGATTGCGAGAACAGCCCGAAGCAGAGCCAGCGCCGGTACCGCCGGATCGTCCAGCTGGTGGACCACGTCCGCGCCCAGAACGGGCTCCCGCCGATCGTCTGGGACAAGCGGCTGTACATCGACTTCGCGCCCGGCGGCATGGACCTGCTCAAGGGCGGAGACTTCGTCCGGCTGGAGCGCTTCGTCTCCGCGACCGCGCCGCACGTGCTCGCCGTCGGCCCGCTGTACAAGCTCCACCGCGAGGACATCAACGCGGAAGGCCCGGCGCGCGAGCTGACGGCGAAGCTGGACACGTTGCGCGAGCGGTACGGCGTCTCGATCATCACGGAGGCGCACGCGGGCAACGCGAAGGACACCGAGGGCAACCGGTTGATGCGCCCCCGCGGGTCCTCACTCTTCCTGGGCTGGCCCGAGTTCGGGTTCGGGCTCCGGCGGGACAAGTCCGACCCCGAGCGCAAGGCAGACGTGGTGAGCTGGCGCGGTGCCCGTGAGGAGCGGAGTTGGCCGGTGGACCTGATCAAGACGCACGGCCAGGGCCTGCTTCCGTGGGGATGCGGCGAGCTGACCCTTCAGCAGTACCACGATGCTCCGGTCGACTGGGACCCCATCGGCGGCCGGTAGACGCGCGGTACTCACCCCCCGCGGTGGGGGGTGAGTCGCGTACGCTACCTGCGGAGGTAGCCACCATGGCAAAGCACTTCGACGAAGACGGCGACGGCGTGGCCGACCAGCCGCGCGGCCGGCCAGACGATGGGGACTTCGACCTGGGAGTCCCATCGGTCACCGGTCAGTATTTCCACCGGCTGGAGCAGGCGCGCGGGCTCGGGCGCCACGTGCTCCACGACACCCGCTCTCTGGAGTACGACGCGGCCGACCTGGTAGCCCAGGTGACCACCGAGCGGACCACCTACCACCAGCGGTACGGCGAGATCTTCGACCAGGGCGACGTGGGCGCGTGCACCGGCATGGCCGCGCTGGGGCTGATGAACACGGAGCCCTTCGTGGGCTCGAAGCTGTTCACCACGGAGGACGCGCTGGCGTTCTACTCGCGGGAGACCGTGCTGGACGACCGCCAGATCCCGGGCCGCTACCCGCCCGAAGACACGGGCAGCACCGGTCTGTGGAGCATGAAGCAGCTCCGCGCCGACGGCCTGATCCCGGGTTACCGCTGGGCCTTCTCGCTGGCCACCGTGAAGCGGCTGCTCCAGGTCTCTCCGGTCTCGCTGGGGATTCCCTGGTTCAACTCCATGTTCGCCTCGGTGGACCGGCACGGCTTCCTGTCCGTGAACGCGGAGAGCGGCCTGGCCGGCGGCCACCAGATCGAGGCCACCGGCGTGGACTTCGAGCGCCAGGCCGTGGAGATCACGAACATCTGGGGCGAAGGCTGGGGCGTGCGCGGCCGGGCGTACGTGCGCTTCTCGGACCTGGAGCAACTGCTGAAGCTCCACGGCGACGTGTCCGTGCCGACGGGGAGGAGCTGATCGTGCCCGAAGGCATCGATGTCTACAGCAAGTACCAGAATGTCACCGACTGGGGCGCCGTTCGTCGGAGCGGCCGGCTGTTCGTCTACATGAAGATGACGGACGCCATGACCACCCGCGACACCGGCAACTGGGTGCAGCAGGCGCGTGCGGCCGGCCTCGCGGTGGGCGCCTACGGCTACGCCCAGCCGGGCTCCGCGCGTGACCAGTACGACTTCCTTCGCCGGACGGCGCGCAACCGCGGTGCCGTCGACTTGAGCCCGGCGCTGGACCTCGAAGACCCCTTCGTCCCCGGCGCCACCGCGGTGCAGTTCGCCGTGGCATGGCTTCGGCGCGCGATCGAGGTCGGGGAGATCCCGGTCTGGTACGCGAACGACAGCTTCATGAGCTACTGCCTCCCGGCCGTCCGCGCCCAGGTGCCCAGCGTGTGGCCCTGGATCGCCCGGTACGGTGCCCACCCGAAGAACACCTTACGGACATGGCAGTACAGCAGCTCGGGCGTGGTCCCCGGTATCAAGGCCGCGGGCGTCGACCTGAGCACCGGCGAGGCCCCCATCGTCCGGCCGAACCCCACCCCGGGGCCGACCCCCATCCCTATCCCGGAGGAGATCATGCAGAACGCCGAACCGCACACCCTGGAGCCCTCCCCGCAGTGGCAGAGCCGCACCTTCTCCGTGGAGGCCGGGAAGCTGGGTGAGGGCGGCAACAGCACGGTGGTGGAGACGATGTGGTTCAACCTCACGTCGGCGGACTACGGTGACCCGTCGGGCAGCACCGAGTACGGCTTGTGGGTCGGCAACGATCGCGGCGAGTACATCGGCTTCGGCGACGGGTCGGCGGAGCCCCAGGGCGTGATCACCGGCAACGGCTTCCGGCAGTTCGTGTTCAAGCCGGGTTCCCGGGTGTTCACGCTGTCGTGGCGGAACAACGGTGCAGCGAAGGCGGGGTACAGCTTCCCTCAGCGCGCCCAGTGATCCTCCCGGGCGGCTGGCTCGGGTGACATCGAGAGGAAACGATCATGAAGATTTTCGGCCGGGACCCCCTGGCGTGGACCACCGCGATCGCGGCCCTGGTCCAGTTCTTCTGCGCCTTCGTCTTCCACGTGACGGTGGAGCAGGAAGGCGTCATCGCTGCGCTTGCCCTCGCGGTGTTCGGCCTGATCGGTGCCGCCGCGCTTCACGACGGCACGTGGGCGGCCGCGCTGATCTCGCTGGTGAAGGCGGGCATCGCGCTGGGTCTGGCGTTCGGTCTGGCGTGGGCGCCGGAGCAGCAGGCCACGGTGATGTTCGCCGTCCAGGCCGTTCTGACGCTGATCGTCCGTAACCAGGTCGTGGCCCCGGTGACGGCGTCCGGCCAGCGACTCCCGGCGCGGGCGCTCTGATGGCCGGCGGACAGGTGTGGTCTTTCGTACTCCCGTACGTCCGGCCGCCCCTGTCCGCCAACCGCCGGAAGCACTGGTCACCAGCACACAAGGAGTACAAAGAGACCAGGAAAGACCTCTTCTACCTGGGGAAGTACTGGCAGCAGCAGTACGGCCTCCACCTCCAGCCCGGCGGCCGGGTCGACGTGATGCTGATCTGGTACCCCGGCTCCGACCGCGTGGCGGACAGCGACAACCAGACCGACTCCCTGAAGCCCATGCTGGACGGGCTCACCCTGGCCGGCGTGTGGCCCGATGACCGCGCGAAGTACGTGCGCACCGCGGCCGCCCGCGTCGTCCCGCGTTCGTACGACCCCGAGCAGCGGACCACCCCTACAGTGATCCTGGAGATCCGGGAGGTGATTGCTGATGGCGGTGATCGGGACCGTCCGGAACACGCTCACGGCGGTCGACGGCCGGGCGCTCCAGAACGTGCCGGTGTCGATCAAGCTGATCGCCCCGCTGAACCCGTTCCTGCTCAACGGCATCGGCGAGGTGCTCCAGGTGGTCACCGTGGACACCGGCACGTCCGGCACGTGGTCCGCTGAACTGCTCGCCAACACCGAGTACGAGCAGGAGGGCACCTACTACCTGGTAGACGAGACCTGCGCGCCCGGCGGCGGGAAGTGGTCCATCCGGATGCCGGACGGCGCGAGCTACCTGCTTCGCGATCTGCTGGTTTACATCCCCCCTGACGAGAACCCGGGCGGCCCGGTTGTCGTCGGCGGCGGCCACTACGTGCACACCCAGACCGCGCCGGACGACACCTGGACGATCAACCACCGGCTCGGCTACCCGCCGAACATCGAAGCCCTGGGGAACCTTGACCCGTTCACGCCGGCTGACTTCCTCGGCTGGGACAGCCGGACGGATCCCACGCCGGACCAGACCATCCTCAAATACCTGAGTCCGGTGCCTGGCCGGGCCGTCTGCTCGTAGAAGGGACCGCCATGCCTCGCCGCCTCGAATCCACCCAGGACTTCGCGAACCACCCGGTGCTCAACCTGGTGCTGGAGCTGATCGCCGGGAACCCGGGCAGCACGCCGCCGGACGGCCGGATCTGGTACGACTCGACCGCCCAGACCGTGAAGGTCGAGATCGGCGGGGTGGTTACCGACCTGCGCAACCGGGCGACGATGACCGGCAGCCAGACGGCCAGCACGATCTCCGACTTCACCGCGGCGGTCCAGGCGATCCGGTGGGCTTCGATGCAGCCCCCGAACGCCGCCGTGCCGATGGGCGGCCAGCAGTTCTCCAGCCTGGCGACCGCCACCACCGGCGGCCAGGCTGTCGAGTACGCCCAGTTCCAGGCGGCCCTGGCCAACATCCAGGTTGGGATGGACTTCAAGGAGCACGCGGACATCGTGGCGACGGCCAACGTCACGATCGCGTCCCCGGGCGCCACCATCAACGGCCGGGCCATGCAGGTCGGTGACCGCGTCCTGGCGACCGCCCAGACCACCACCAGCCAGCGCGGCCTGTGGGTGTGGAACGGCGCGGCCACCCCGATGACCCGGCCTGCGGACTCGCCGACAGGCAACACGGGCGCGATCGTGGCCGGCACGATCGTGGAGGCGTACGACGGCACGACGCGCACGCTCTACATGCAGACGGCGACCGGCACCGGCACGAACGGTGCGATCATCGTCGACACCGACGCCCAGACCTGGACCGTGCCGTTCTCCATGACGCTGCTCGCCGGCTACGGCATCGCGATCACGGGCGGGAACAAGATCGCGTTCAAGCCCGGCGTGGGCATGGCGGCGGCCGGCGCGGACGGGGCGAGCGCGGACATCGATGTGACCATCGTCGGCCGCAAGGTCGGCGGCGTGGTGCCCACGGCGACGGGCGGGGTGTTCACGGTCGGCGCGACCGACTCGGGCGGGACAGGCTTCCAGGCGGTGACGATCAACCACGCGCTGAACAACCTCTGCCCCGCGTTCGTCCTGCGCTACGGCTCCACGGGTGCCGACCCCGGCCAGCAGGTCGAGACCGATAACAAGCCGGTCGGCGGCACCGACGCGAACAACCTGGTGTTCAACCTGCCCAACGGCTTCGTCACCAACCAGTACCGCGTCCAGGTGATCGGGTGAGCCGCCGCTTCCTGGGCCCCGCGGCCCTCCAGGTGCCGAACCTGGGAGACCCGCTGTACCGCTGGCGCCGCGACTACGCGAAGCGAAAGATGCGGGTGATCAACGTCGGGCTCATGGGCGACTCGATCCCGTACGGCCAGGGTGCGACCGTCGGCACCATCCCCGACCGGACGAACTACCCAGACACGATGACCGTCCAGCTCCAGCGCTACCTGAACGAGGTCCCCACCTTCGGCCAGCGGAACTGGATCGACGACGCGCTGGGCACGGCGACCACCTACCCGCGGCCGACCGGCGGCGGTCAAGCCGTCCGGGCCTCCTACTGCCAGAGCGGCGGCTTCGCCGACCCCTGGCAGCTGGTCTCTGGCACGGTCTCCAAAGTCTCGCGTGGGATCGGCCAGCAGTCGCTCCAGCTGAACGCCGGTGCGCGCGTGGGCTACACCGCGGAGGACTGTGACGGCTTCCTGTTCTGGTACGAGAACGGCGCCAGCCAGACGGGCGCGCTGGCGGCCACGGTCTACGCGGGCGACTACAGCGCAAATCCCACCGCCTACTACACGAACGCGGGCGGGGCGCCGGTGAATACCGGCCTGGCCCAGTACACCCGATCGTTCGTTGCCTGGGAGCTGCCCCGGGGGAAGTGGACCATCGAGTTCACGCCGGCCAGCGGCACGCCGGTGCTGGACATGCTCTACGCCCTCTCGGGGGATCTCGCCCGCGGCGTGCGCGTCTGGAACATCGCCTGGGGCGGCACCGGATCCAGCGACTGGTCCGCCAACACCACTGCGGCGAACACCGCGGCTTCGTCGGCGAACAAGCTGGAGGGCTTCGAGACGAACCGCGGCCTGGACCTCATGATCTACTACATCGGCGCCGGGGACTACTCTGGTGGCGTCTCCGGCGCCACGTTCCAGGCCAACCTCGAAGCCGCGATCGACAAGTACCGGGCGGCCCAGACCCGGACCACCCTGCCCTTCCTGCTGGTGAGCCACTTCGCCCGGTACGACAACGTCTCGCCCACCGTGCCGTGGAGCACGTACAAGAACGCCATGCGGACCGTGACCACCACGCGGACCGGCGTCGACTATCTCGACCTGGAGCCCTGGTTCCCCGCCTCACAGGCCGCCGACACCGATGACGACCTGGTTGACAGCTCGGGTGTGCACCTCACCAGCCAGGGCCAGGCGGTCGCCGCCCAGCAGATCGCTTACAAGCTGATGGCGCCCTTCGGCATGGCCGCGTAAGGAGACCTGATCATGGTTCTGGCCGTCGCGCGCTTCGTGAACACGACCACCACCCGGTCCAACGGATCCGCCTACACCGCGGCCACGATCCAGGGTTACTACGACGCTGCCCGTGACCCCTCCCCGCTGGTCGTGAAGACCGATTCCGGCACGCCGCTGGTGTCGAACTTCCAGGTGAAGGGCGCCGGCTGGTGGCTGATCGTCGCCAACGGTGAATGGTCCGGCTCCGCCTCGATCGCCATCTGCCGTGGCGGCATCGCCCAGGCGAACCGCATCGCCAAGTCCGGCGCCGTGGCCAACCCGAACGTCACGGCCATGCGCGAGCTCAACTACAACGACAACATCCAGATCGCCTGGACGACGCCCGCGGCTGCGATGGTCCAGGCATCCGAAGATCAGAACTTCGTCAGCTTCGCCTACCTCGGTCCGCTGTAGCGAGGCGGTCCCGCGAGCGTCTCGGATGTCTCACCCCCCGCTTTGGGGGGTTATGATCGCTCCGTCGGGTGATCAGTGACGCCGGGGAGTTCTCGTGAGCAAGATCCTGTTCGTGGTCGGGGAGCCGGGGGTTGGAAAGTCCACGCTGGTGACGGAGGCGTTCGGCCGCTTCGAGCGGGCCGCCGTGGACCACCGCAGGGCCGGCGGACCCATGCGTGAGCTGCTGTGGCGCGGCGCCGACCTGATCGGGTGCGAGCTGGGCCGCCGCATCGGCTCCCCGGCCCCGGTCTTCCCCGGCACTGACGCGATGAGCCAGACGGCGATCGTCGGCGTGGATGAGTGGCTGTGCGCCGGTGCCGATGGGCTGGGCCTGATCGTGCTCGAAGGCACGCGGCTGGCGAACAAGCGCTTCGTGCTCGCGGCCGCGGCCGGCGGCCATGACCTCCAGCTCTTCTACCTCTACGGTCCGCCGGAGGCCAGTCAGCGGCGCAAAGAGCGCGGCACGGAGCAGGACGCCCGCTGGGTGAAGGGCCGCCAGACTGCGGCGCGCAACTTCTACGACCTGTGTGACCGGATGCGCAACGACCTCCCCGACCAGATCGCCACGCACGTCTTGCCGGCGAGGCGGCCGGTGGAGGACAACGCACGGTACCTGCTGGCCATGGCCGGTCTCGCCGCGCCCGTCTCCCGCTGATCCGGCCCAGTCGCGCGCCAGGAAGGAGACACCGGTGCCTCCCCGAAAGCTTCGATCGGTCACCAGTAGCCAGAAGTCCGCGCCTCGTGCGTCCGCCGCCCAGCTGCTTTACCAGGGTGACGAGATCTTCCGGATGGTGGCCCAGGGCTACACGATCACCGAGGCTGGGAAGAGCTTCGAGCCGCCGCTGTCTCAGCAGAAGGCGAGCCGGCTCTACAACGAAGCTCTGGCCCGGGTGCTGGAGTCGGACACCTCGCTCCGTCAGGCCATGCTGGAGCGCGAGCTGGAGACGTTGCGCCAGCTGAAGAAGCACTGGATGGACAAGGCACTTCGCGGCGACGACAAGGCCGCGAACATCGTCCTGAAGGTGGTCGATCGGGTGGCAAACCTGGCCGGCCTGAACCAGTCCCTGAAGATCCAGATCAGCAACCAGCGCGTGGACGCCACCGTGGCGGAGCTGGTGGACCTCCTCGAAGGCAGCGCGGAGGACCAGGTGCCCCGCCTGCTGGAGTCTGGCGTCCTGGTCATCGAAGCCCCCGTGGTCGAGTCCGAGGAAGACGACGACGAAGAGGACCCGGAAGACGAGACGGCGGCGGTATGAATGACGATGACCTGGTTGCCCAGATTCGGGCCAAGCTCGACCAGCTGAACCCCGGCGAGCGGCGCTTGGCCCAGCTCCGGATCGACCGGATCCTGCGCCGGAAGCGTGCGCTCGCGCAGTATCCGAGCCCCGGCCACCTCGCCCAGCTGATCCAGCCGGACACGGTCCAGACGAAGATGATGACCGCGCTCGACCAGATCGCGATCGCGGCGGACGCTGGCTTCCAGCGCCGGTGGATCATCAGCACCCCTCCGCAGGAGGGCAAGACGATGCGGATGGGGACCGCGGTCCCGCTGTGGCTGCTCATGCGCAACCCGACGCGTCGGATCGTCATCGCGTCCTACGAGCAGACGCTGGCGGCCCGCTCCACGCTGGCCGTCCGCCAGGCGATCGAGACCTTCGGCGCTGGGTACAAGGGGGACCGGAACTACGCCGGCCAGGAAGATCACCTGGGCCTGATCCTGGACCCGGACCAGGCGAAGCAGGCGAACTGGAACCTGATTGACGGGCCGGGGCGGCGGAACGGCGGCATGGTCGCGGTCGGTGTGGGCGGCTCGCTCACGGGCCGGTCGGCGGACGTGATGATCATTGACGACGCCATCAAGAACTCCAAGCAGGCGGACAACCCGACCCAGCGGCAGCTGATCTGGGAGTGGTACCAGGCCGTGGCCACCACCCGTCTGAGCCCGTCCGCCATCGTGATCGTGATCGGGACCCGGTGGCACGAAGACGACCTGATCGGCCGGATCATCAAGCAGGACAAGGAGGGCGTGGCGGAGTTCCGCCAGCTGGTCATTCCGGCGATCGCCAAGGGCAAGGATCCGCTGGGCCGCCGGCCAGGCCAGTATCTCAAGTCCACCCGCGGCCGGAGCGTGGCGGAGTGGAAGCGGATCCGCAAGCGTGTCGGTGAGCGGTTCTGGTCCGCGCTCTACATGGGTGAGCCGCATCCCCCAGCCGGGGGAATTTTCCAGCTGGAGTGGATCGAGAACCACCGGCGACCAGTGGCCCCGGAGCTGTCGGTGGTGGAGGTCTTCGTGGACCCCGCCGACAACGAAGGCGAGGGCGACGAAGCGGGCATCATCACGATGGGCCGGGGCGCGGAGGACCAGCACCTGTACGTGCTCGCCGACGACTCCGGACACATGACCTCGGGCCGTTGGTTCCGGGTCGCCTTCATCGCGGCGCTTCGGCACGACGCTTCCGCGGTGCGCTACGAGAAGTCGCTGTCCGGGCTCCGGCGGATCGGCCGCAAGGCGTGGAAGGACTTGCTGCGCGAGGCTCGGAAGCTCCACGAAATGGATCCGTACAAGGGCTCGGAGTTCCTCCGCCGGCCAGAGCAGCCCGACGGCGAACTGATCTTCCAGGCGGCCCAGGAGCTGGCGCGCGACGACGCGGAGCCGGAAGAGATCGTGCGTCTCCAGCGCGATCTCACCGAGCTGTGGCCCTACGTCCCGAAGGTCATGGAGCTGCCCGCCACCGGCATCCCCGTCCAGGCGTTCCCGGCCAAGGGCACGAAGACCTACCGGGCCAAGATGACCGGCCCGATGCACGAGTGGGGACACGTGCACTGGGTCGGCGACTTCGTTGAGCTGAAGTACCAGCTGGTGGCCTGGCAGGAGAGCCAGGACAGCCCCGACCGCATGGACGCCTACGTCCACGGCGTCACCAAGCTGGGCCAGACCGGTGATGCGCTGATGGAGCCACCCCAGCCACCCGTCTCCGGGCGGTCCCTGCCGAAGCGCCCGAGCGTGGAGCAGGACACCCTCCAGCGCCAGGGCGTCACCCGCTCCGGGCTCGGGGTGGCCGCCGGAAGGTTCGGGCCGTGACGGGGCCGCTCCGGCGCCAAGGCGAGACCCACGTGCCGGGCGGGCTCGGAATGTCCCGCGCCGGCCACCAGGTTCGCGCGGTCAACCTGGTGGTGGAGACACTGCCGGACGGGGCGGTCCGGGTATCGAGTCCCCAGGCGCGCGGCTGGGCAGGCGTAGCGCGCAACCCCGGCGAGCTGGCGCGTGTCGTGGCGAGTGCCTTCACGGAG